CGAACGACTTTACGTTCGACCAAAACGCCGGCGTGGAAGCAATTCAACGTTGGCTGTCAGACGGTTACCCATCTATCAGCATGGATTTATCGAATGCTTCCGATAACATTCCGTTAGATCTACAGCTCGAATTGATGAGCCGTCTGGGTGTAAGCACCCGATGGATCCAGTTTTACCGCGATTGTTGTCGCGGTGACTGGTACCTCGACGTCACCCGTGGGAAGAAAGATCCCGTACCCGAATGGGCACAAAAGACTCCTCGTCTTTTACGGTGGACTGTTGGGGCTCCACTTGGTCTGTATCCGGTGTTTGCCAGTTTTACACTCTGGCACCACTCGATGGTACAGGTGTGCTTCTCCGATCTAGGGAAACCAAAGGTTGGTGGAGTATGGCCTTATGCCATCATTGGTGATGACCTATGGCTCGGCGACCCAGAGGTTGCGAATCTCTATGTCGACCGTATGAACGCCCTTGGTGTCCCTGCCTCAACCTCAAAAGGGTTGGTGGCACCGGATGTCGCCGACTTCGCTGGCCGCGTGATCACCCCGAAAGAGGTGATTCAGGGTTTCAAGTGGAAGGGTCGTTGTAGCGACGAATCCTTTGTGGATTATTGTCGCAACATCGGTCCCGGGGCTTTGATTCTTATGAAGCCCCGCCAAAGGAGGGTGATCAGTTACATAGCTGATCTTCCGGAGCCTTATGGCCTCGGATGGAATCCTCTTGGCATCCCTCTCGAAGAGCGCCTGACCCCACAAATCGAAAGAGTGTGGTCACGCGACGAGCGTGTGAGGACATTCGAGCGGGGTTCCGTCTGGCTCAATCGCATCCTGTACGCTGCGGGTTGGTTACACCGCGCGCCATGGCTCAGTAATGAGCTTGACGTTGCTCCCCTAGCCTCCGACCAGGAGGCTCTGATGTTGTCTTCCGAGGTATTCCCTGGATGGGAATCCAGTGAATCCCTTTGGAGCAACGTGGCTGAGGTGCTCTTCCAGAAGGAAGATTCCCTCTCGCCACAGGGACGTAGTGCTTTCCGCCTTATGCTTCAGCGTGTCTCTTCTCTCGAAAAGAGAGATGAAGTTCCAACGTTGGTACAGTTGGAGCGGAAGATACGTCGAGTGTTGACACGTAGTCGATAGTACCCTCTTCGGAGCACTACTAGCCCCGAAGGGCGACCCGCGCCGATAAACACAGCCCTTTAGTAAGG